TGTATAACCTGACGTGGAATCAGTGGTTCCGTGATCAGAATATGCAGAACAATGTTGTCGTGGATAAAGACGATGGACCGGATACATATACGGATTACGTTTTACTGAAGCGTGGAAAGCGTCATGATTACTTTACGAGTTCGCTGACGTCGCCTCAGAAGGGGACTGCGCTTACTCTTCCTCTTGGGACTTCTGCACAGGTTAAGTCTGTTGCTTTTGGTACTAACCCGCAGGTTCAGATTCGAAAGAATTCTGATGGAACAACGATGAATAGTTCTGTTGCGTTGGGTACGAGTGCGACGGGTCTGCTTCGTAGTAATGCGGGTGGTGAGATCGTTTATATTGATCCGAATAGCACGTTATATGCGGATCTTTCGACTGCGACGGCGGCTACGATTAATAGTCTTCGTCAGTCGATCGCGCTGCAGCAGATGTTGGAGATTGATGCACGTGGTGGTACGCGGTACACGGAGGTGGTGCGTGCTCATTTCGGAGTGGTTTCTCCTGACGCTCGTCTTCAGCGTGTTGAGTTCCTTGGTTCTGGTCAGGACCGGATTAATGTTAATCCGGTTGCTGGTACTAATAACGTTGGCTCTGGTGCTGCTGCTGCCGGGCAACTGACTGCCTTTGCTCAGTCTGCCGGTGGCGGACATGGGTTTACCTACTCGGCGACCGAGCATGGTTTGTTGCTCGGTCTTGTTTGTGTGTGGGCTGATCTGACGTATCAGCAGGGTGTTCCCCGAGAGTTTACTGCGTCGACGAAGTACGACTTGTATTGGCCGGCTTTGGCGAACATTGGTGAGCAGTCGGTTCTTCAGGGTGAAATTTTCGCCGATGGTACTGCGAACGATAATATCGTTTTTGGGTACCAAGAGAGGTATGCCGAGTACCGGCATAAAAATTCGGAACTTTCGGGGACGTTCGTCAGTAATCCCTCTGCTGGCGTAACGTCCCTCGAAGCTTGGCACCTGTCGCAGGATTTCGCGGCGGCGCCGGTTTTGGGTGATACGTTTATTCAGGAAACGCCGCCGTTGGCTCGTATTAAGGCGGTGACGACCGAGCCGGATATTTTAATGGACTCTTTCATTAATCTCGTCTGTGCGCGTCCTATGCCGTTGTTCGGGATTCCCGGACTCACTAGGCTTTGATTTTAGGGGCCTAAAAACTTTTTATGAGGTCTAGATATGGGCTTCTTTAAGAAGATAGGTAGAGTGGCCACTGGCGTTGCTACAGGTGGCCTTTCTGAAGTGGCTCGGGCCACGATTCCGAAGGCCAGTGGGTTTTTAGACAAGGTGGATCCTTGGGTTGCTGGTCAGTATGCAGTCGGTGCAGCTGCTGGTTCTGGTGTTTTAGGTGCTGGTATGCTTGGTGCGGGTTCTTCCGCGGCTGCTGCTGCTGGTGCTGGTGCGGCCGCCAGTGGTGGCACTGGCGGTGGATTTTGGGGCGGTTTTGGTGCTATGGGTTTGCTTAACGCTGGTGCAAACCTTGCTTCTGGTTATCAGGCCGCCGGTGCTCAGCGTGACGCGAATGCGGCGAATATTGCTTCTGCTCGTGAGCAGATGGCTTTTCAAGAACGGATGTCGTCTACGGCTCATCAGCGTGAAGTGGCCGATCTTCGGTCGGCTGGGCTTAATCCTTTACTGTCGTTGAATCAGGGTGCTTCTTCTCCTGCAGGGTCTTCGGCTTCTTCAGAGCCGGTGCCTGTGCCTTATGCTGGTGTGATGTCGTCTGCGATGGAAGCGAAGCGTTTTCAGGCAGAGATGGAAATGGCTAGGCATCAGATTCGTAACGCGGAGGTTCAGACTCGTGTGACGGAGGAGCAAGGCGAGAATTTGTATGAAGCTCGCCGTGGTAGTCGTTTGGATAATGATTTGTCGGAGATGCGTAATAAGTTTTTTCTTCGGCATCCTTGGGCGTTTAAGTTGAATGCGGCTGCTGGCGGAATTAATTCTGCTAGCAGTATTTTGAAATTGTTGAAATAGGAGGTTTTATGGGTAAAGGCCCTCGTGTTGATTGTTCGAAGGATAAGCCGCTGACGCAGCAGTCGGCGAAGGATGAGTGTGACATTAATGTGATCATTGATCGCATTAAGCGTGGTGCGGATCTTCCAGATCTTGGTGAGAAGGTTCCTCGTTATGGTGATTTTTCTGTTGTTCCGACGGACCTTCGTGAGTGTTTAAATGCGGTACGCATGGCGGATGACTTGTTCATGTCGCTCGACGCCAAAATTAGGCGTCGGTTTGATAATGATCCAGCGTTGATGCTGGATTTTTTGAACGATTCTCTGAATCGTGATGAGGCTGTGGAGCTCGGCTTGGTCGAGCCTCCTGTAAAGCCTGTTGTTGAGACTGTGGCTCCCCCTGTTAAGGCCCCGGCTGATAAGACGGTGGCCTGATATATACGGCCCGTGGTGAACTGTAAATTGGACAATGGAGTTAGTCCTTTATTCGTGCGCGCATTATGCGTGCGTGGATTTGGACGTTTTTTGTCGTTGTTGTTCACCCCCGGGCGTAGTTCGGGGGGCTCTGGGGGGCCCGGAGTCTGGCGTGGGGGTCCGGGGGCAGCAGCTGCCCCCGGCTACGGAGGTTTCTTTGAAACAGTTGAATCTTCCAGATTCGTTTCTCCCCTCCCTTGGGGAGGGGTTGGGGGTGGGTATGAAATATAGGACTTGTGGCCCACAATGTCCGTCCGGTACAGGTAGCTTACTTGATCTACCTGTACGGACTGACACCAAAGTTGGTGGCAGTGGGGGGTGTGGGGGGTGTTCTGACCCCGTCCACTTGGTTCGTTGTGACTCCTGCGGCATGCCGTTGGAGTCCTGTAGGTGCGTAGCTGGGATAGATTACTAAGGAGGTCATATATGCGACGTAGAAAGCTTGGTCTTGGTAAGTCGCGGAAGATGTTTACTCGTCATGCGAGTCATCCGCATCCGTATAACGTTGCGCCGATGCCTACTCGCGGCGGCATCCGTCTCTGATGCCTTGCTATCGGCCGGTTCAGGCGTATTACGGCCGGAAGTTGGATACTGGTAAGCGCGAGATTGTATTCTCGTCTGGACAAGCGCAGAGTTGTTTAGATCTTAAGTTGCCGTGTAATGAGTGTGTTGGTTGCCGGTTGGACAGGGCTCGACAGTGGGCTATGCGATGCATGGATGAGGCATCGCTATATAAAGAGAATTCGTTTGTGACGTTGACGTTTGACGATAAGCATTTGCCCGCCAATCGTTCGTTGGATGTTTCTATTTTTCAGAAGTTTATGAAGCGCCTCCGTAAGGAGGTGGAACCCTTAAGGCTCCGTTTTTTCATTGTGGTGAATATGGTCCGACCAATGGTCGACCTCACTATCACTCGCTCATTTTTAATTATTCGTTTCCGGACAGGCAGTTTTGGAAGATGACGAAGGCGAAGGAGAAAATTTACGTTAGTGCACAGTTGGATCGATTGTGGGGTCACGGTTACAGTTCTGTTGGTGATGTTACATTTGGTAGTGCGGCTTACGTGGCACGATATCACCTCAAGAAAGTTGGCTCTGTTGTTAGCCGTGATCACTACACTGATTTTCGCACTGGGGAGATTCTTGCACCTGAGTATGTGACGATGTCTCGCCGGCCAGGTGTTGGAGCGGGATGGTTTAAGAAGTATTCGTCTGATGTGTATCCCCGGGATTCCCGGGTGATAAAAGGCGTTGACACAAAACCATGTAAATTCTATGACTCGATGTATGAGGTTCAGAATCCGGATGGTTTTCGAGAAGTTAAGCTCGACCGAATGGTCAAAGCTTGTGCGTTACGAGATGATAATACCTACGAGCGGTTGCAAGTGAAAGAGAAAGTGAAGCTTGCTCAAATCTCACAATTAAAAACGGGGGAAATATGATTCTTAAAATGTTCGCGGTTCGTGATATGAAGGCTCAGGCGTTCCTGCAGCCGTTTTATTCGCCGTCGACTGGTTCTGCGTTGCGTGCGTTCGGTGATGCGGCTCAGGATGGGACGTGTCCGTTTAGTAAGCATCCCGAGGATTATGTGTTGTACGAGATTGCAACCTACGACGACGCGACGGCGGAGATTGTGTCGGTGGTTCCGATGCGGATGTTGGCCTGTGCGGCTGATTTTGCGAGTGCTAATTATAAGGAAAAGTCGGGAGCCCGCGGGCAGCTGCCGGCAGTTGGTGCTTCGACGGTGATAGGTGAAGTTTAGAGAGTGCTAATTATGGAAAGAAATAGGCGTAATTACGATGCACGGTGGATCCGTCTGATTATTGAAGTGTTACTAACTGTGTTTGCCAATAGGAGGTAGTATGCAAGCGTTACCGACGAACATGCAGCATAGCTTCTCGAAGGTTCCCCAGGCGAATATTCAGCGATCGTCGTTTAATCGGTCGCATAATCGGAAGCTTACGTTTGATGCGGGATATCTGGTTCCGTTTTATCGGGATTGGATGCTTCCGGGGGATACTTTTAATTTGAAGGCGACGATCTTGGCTCGTCTGAGCTCGACGGCGCTGACGAAGCCGGTGATGGATAACTTATATCTGACGAGTTTCTTTTTCTTCTGTCCGTTCCGTCTTGTTTGGGATAATGCTCGCAAGTTTTTTGGTGAGCAGGATACAGTGGGTGCTTCGACGTCTTTTGTAATTCCGACGCTTCCTACTCCGGTTGCTGGTGTTGTGACGGGTTCTTTGACGAATCATTTGGGTATTCCGTTCTTTGCGGCGTCGAAGAATATTAATAGTCTCTGGCATCGTATGTATAACCTGACGTGGAATCAGTGGTTCCGTGATCAGAATATGCAGAACAATG